AGATTCTCATCACTTCTACTATTACTCTTCCATCACCTTTTAAGATAGCAGGAAACCAAGCACCCTTAGGGCGAACAAGTTTATAGTCATTAATGAACCCTTTTTGACCGAATCCAGTTCTAAGAGTCCCATATACAGCTAAAGTATTATTTCTTCCCGCCTTATATGACATTATGCTATCCCCACCTGAGTTGAACCAAACTTGCCTAATTCTAATATTTCATCATCTATGCCATATATAGTATGACAATGCCTACATAACCACGCCACCTGAATAGCCATAGGGCCAAAAAGAGGTTTTGTATCCTCTAGAGTTAAAGTCTTCTCACAAGCCAAACATCTATCCAGTTTGGTCTTCGGAAATTTCGGCCTCAATTCGCCCGACATTCTTCGCATCCTTTAGCGCCTCCAGCTGATCTCTTGAAAAACCTTGAAATACTGTTAAAGATTCGCTCTTACTAGACTCTTTAGGAAACATATTTCTTATCTCCATAAGCATTCTAATAGCTCTTACTCGATCCGCATCTTTGCTACCTTCTTCAACCACATCTTTTGCGGCGGCTAAAAGATAGTCTTCTGTTATCCCCAGGTCGTCCATTGTCTTTTTTATTTCATTTGACACAATATTTTTAATCCTTTTTGTCCTTAGTAACTTTTTAGACCATACATTAGCATATTCTCTACTATTAGCCGAAAATGCTTTAAGATAGGCATCCGTTGGATCCATGCCCGTGGCAACGTATTTTGCAAATATCCATTCTTTTTGATTCGCATTCTCTCTTTCTATACGTACATCTGTGCTATACTTACCACCAGACAAGGAATATATGTTTTTAGGGGAATCACCACGCATCTCATCTTTTAACAGATGCGTTCCCATCAGGCATCGAATGTACGGCTTTTTCTTCATTACGCCCTTTTTTAGTATTTGGCATATCTTTCCGTCATCCGATTCTATCCAATCGCCTTCGTCACCCTCCTTCCAGTATTTTACTGGAGCACTCTCATGAAGGCGAAACTCCTTATAATTGTCATATAACACATATTCCTTACCTTTTATGGTCTTTTTAAACATTTTACCATTCCCGTCCTTATATTACTTTATCTCCTCTCCTCTTCCCTCCAGGTAAAATGCCGACTGCATTATATTGGATTCACTGTAGGAGGACAATATGATTCAATCCTCTTATGCATTTCCTCCAATATCTTTACGTCTTCTACATTATGCTTGTAAACTTCTTTCAGGGCCTTTTCGTTCCCGTACATGGCTTCTCTCCATAATCTTGGTTCTACAGGAGTTTTGCCCTTTATACCAAGAAATTGGCATACTGTAGCCAATCTATTGTTATGTAGCTTTAATTTACTCCTAACCATATAATAGAGGTCTTTATGACTAATTTCTCTATATACGGGAAAACGAATGTCATGGTCAAGACATCTTGTACGGATAAAAGGAATATCGAAGTTGGTACCGTAATATGTGAATAGGAGGTCATAATTGTTCATTTCCTCCATAAGTAGCTCTACTACCTTCCCATCATACACACCATTAAGAATATCCTCTTTTTCTATGATTGCTCCACTGACCTTGCCCTTATCTCTCGGCTTTATGGCCCATGATAGCATTATACCAATACTAGCCTTTAGATTGGATGTTTCTATGTCAAGATACCCTAATCTCAGTTCCTTACCAGTTTTATACCTTTTGGGCTTCCTAAGTCCCATATTCTGAATTTTCCTGGCAACTGAGGTATAGGTACGATTATATCCTGAGTTTACTATCTCATTGTATATAACATATGAAGACTTAGCACTATTTTCATACTGAAACAGCAGTTCTACTTCATCATCACTCCATCTCTTTCTTGGCATCTCCAGCTCCTTTCCTTTGATACAGTACGATCTTGTCAGACTTTCTTGCAAGATTAGTCGCCCCATCGTCTCTTGTAAGACCTATAACAACAAACTCTTCATTTTTGTGATTTTCAATGTCAGTAAATACTGTATGCCTTAATTTGCAATCACAGCACCAAAGATGAAACATCCCACCAGGACGTATCATTACTGCCTCCGGATCGAAGTTGCGTATCTTAAAGTTACTCATATGCCTCCTTATGAACGACTCTACTAGGATCAAACTCTTCCACCATATCTAATGTTAGAGCATATCCAGCTATGTCTATCCTATTATCTTTTTTAGGGTTATTTGTCTCTCTAGACAATTTCACAGCTATCATAAACTTTGCAACGTCTGATGCAGTAAACTCTATATCCTTTAAGGCTGTCCACATCTTAGCAGTGCGAGAAAAATCTACTATAGGATGACCATAGTTTCTTCCTCTTTCGCCCATTACAAGAGATTCGGCTTTAATTAGTATTGAATCTTCAGAATTAACTATAGAAAATTTCATACTATATGATTCCAATCTTTCAAATCTTTTAAATTATAGAATATAGGTATCTCATACGTAGCGGCAAGCCAATGCTCGGCTTTGGCACCTTGAGATTTCTTCCAATTGTCTAGCATAAGTATAGCATCGCACTTTTTTACTATGGAAAAGTAGCCTTCTAAGAACTCATCTTGCGATAATAGCCCATTCCACCCTCTAGTGTTAAGATGCGGGCAGATGGCGGCCATGCCATTTCTCCAAATTCTCTTAGAAATCTTCTCAGCACGATCTATATTGCTATTTATCGCCTTTTTGTTCTTATCCGTATATTTTCCAGCTACGTATATCACCTTCATTCGACTAGTCTTCTCCTAGAGATACGATTCTATCAAGATCGTCACCTAATTCTTCTTCCTCTTCTTCTTTATCATCGTAATCGTCATATTCTCTCGACATTTTCTGAAAATCTTCCAATTTCTTACCAACACTGCCATTTATCTCATCCACTAGGTCTCTCATTTCACTCCCGGAAGTACAATACTCTTAAAATATGGGCAACCCTTAGGTTCACACTCTTTATTGTGGTAGTCTTCATCTATCCAGTAGGTCATTCGCCCACTATCGTCCTTTTTAAAGAAAGCTCCACTACAGATGCCAGCTCTCTCTGACTTTCCGTAGTTGGCGCAGTGCTTTTTGGCGATAGCCTTGTCATTCATTAAGCGAATTTATGGAATAAACAGGTAAGATACAATGGTTTTCCCCCATTTTTTTAAAAAATATGAGTTTTTTAGTAAAAGCACCATTTTCCCCTTGTTTATTTACTAAATACTCCTTATCTTATAAAGCGGAAAGCGAACAAATCCTATTTAATATATAATATAATTTATATTTACCTTTCAATACAATTTAAATCTAAATTGAAGGTAAAATCCGAAATTTTCCAAAAATTTTAGGGAAAATGGAAAACGAAATTTTAGCAAAAAAATACAAAATATAGCGAAATAACGGATAATTTGAGATTTTTGTGTGTCCTTCTCTCATCCCCCCCGCTACACGTCGACGGATTGAAAAAATCGGCGAGATTTCATTTCTAAAACATTATGCTATTTAAATTCAGTCTTTCAAACTTCGACAAAATAAATTGACACTAACAATTGACAAAAATAATTTGTCTCAAATTTATCGACAACTACCTGAGAATCATTCTCAATTAGATTCATACAATAGAACATTGAATAAAACAAGAACTTTATTTTATCGTGAAAAAACTTCTTGCAATTGTCAATTTCTTTTTTCTTGTACTGGCCTAGAGACAACATAGACAAGTACTTTATTTTCTTTTTATTTTTTCTATTGTTATTCTCACTGATCTACTATACATTCGTCTGAATTGAGAATCAACTCTCAATTAGACGTTCTTTGAAAAGTTAACAAAAAAAGAGAGGAAAAATCTCATGAGCAAAAAAGAAAAAACAGTCGAAAAAACGACGAGAAAAGTTCGAGACAATTCTCACATTTCTAGAGCTGATCAAGCTACAAGAAAGAGATTGATTGAACTCGACGACGAAATGAGAAGCTTGAAATTTTCGAGCGACGGAAAAGATTACTTGCCGAGAATGGCAATAG